GGTACATGAACACGATAACTTTGTTCCACAAAGTGGAACTGTTAAAGTTATGAATGAACCACAAGAACAGTCGCATACAACTCGTGTTGATGATAAACTGCCAAATTTGACTCATATGACTCGTTTGATGCCTACTTTGGACATCAGACATTTTCTGCGTCGTATGTATAAATCACAAGTCTATGAATCACTAATTGAGCCGAACTCTACTAACAATGTGTTTTTACCTTTGTCATCTTTTTTAGGTGAGGATCCTTCTGTGTGGAATTATACTCCGATTGAAACGTTCAGTCGTATGTATTATGGTAAATCTCCAGGTTTTAAGTTCAGAGTTATGGTGACTAACACCAATATAACTCCTGAGACTATACCCGATATAGATTTATTGAACCTTCGTGTTTATTACGTACCTCAGAATTTGAATGCTATAGTTAGTACTAAGGTGATAGCAGCTGCTACACCAAATCCTAACACATTCACGTCGCCTTTTAACCCAACAGACGGAATTCCTTTGCCTTTTCAAATAATTGGTAAAGAATCCAACAAAGCACACGTAGTTTATGAGTTCGCAGTGCCTGACACTTCATTTTATAAATTCATGGGTGGACCAAATAAATTTTACAATTTTTCTGGTACCAGTAATCCCCCATCGTTAGCCCAAACAGATTTTGGCACGATAGCTCTGCAATTTACTAACTTGTCTAGAGTACTACCTGCCCAGTTCACCACAGAATTGTTCGTCGGCTTGACGGATGAGACTCGTTTCGGTTACCATACTTTAGCTCCTCCCTTTGTAGTTTACAAAGCAGGCGCTACCTATAATGGCACTAACTCATCTAATAGTGCCCCAGCTACAGCTACTAGGAATCCTTTTGTTTACAGAGGGGGCTTCCTGTAGTTCTAGTTTCCAATCCCAGTATTAGGGTTAATTAATACAGTTTAGTACGCTAAGATACTACACCTGCTAAGGGGGGTGTATAAATATACCCTTTGCAGGCAATGCCGC